TTAGTATTATCAGTGATATCAAAGATAATGAATGAATAAGAAGATAATGGGAAACCATCAATGATTGGGTTCTCAATATCATTTGTATGAACATTGTCAAATGCTGGGTTCAATACAAACTTAACATTAGCCAAGAATGGAATTACATATGAAGTATAAGCAAATCCAAAGTTCAAGTCCATACCTTTACCAGTGATTGCACCGATATCAGCAGCCTGGATTAATAAACCTGATGCAACAGCTTCTCTCTTAATTGCTTCATTTACCATTCTCATTCCACCCATACCAGTTTGAACGATCAATGATCTTTTTGGATCTGGACCTTGGAACTCAACCTTACCATTGAAGAAGTTGTAGATTTCTCCACGGAACAAATCAAGTGTAAAGTTATTCTTGTTGTATACTCTTTTGAATGAGTTATCCAACTGTCTCCAAAGACCCACAGACAATCTGATATCATCTGGACCATCTTGACGAACTCTACCTCCTTGTCCCCACATTAAGTAAGTCTCAATGTCAGTTGCAACTTTTGTTAAGTGAGCAGCTTCCATTTGAGTTAAGAAAGTTCTAGATAAGTCACCGTTGTCAAATGCACGTTTAACTTTATCTTTACCCATGATCTTAATCATATCTTCTAAAGAAGAAATAGATGGATCAGTTTGTTTGTCAAAAGATCTCCAGATCTCAGTTACAGGAACTGTACCATCTGCATTCATTCCGCCTTTGATCATCAAGTCTGCACGAGATGAGATAGAATAATGTACGTGAGCTTCAGCACCCCCTACAAAGTTGTAGAATTCACGGAAACCAGTTCTTGTAGTAATGTCAGAGAATCTTTCTCCATACTCACCACGAGCAGAACCTTTACGGAATACTTTAGTTCCATTTGTCAAATACTTAGAATCAAGATATTTGAAGTTATCATTGTTCACTAACTGAACAGTATAGATGAAAGCATCTCCTACAGGAAGGATATCTTCATCTGTAATGTACATTTCGACACCGTTGTATTTGTCATAAGTAATGATATCACCATGTCCAAATTCACGTCTGTTTAATTTGATACGGAAGGTAGAACCATCTGTACCTTTGAATGCCACTTCTGGTTCAATGTCTTCAACAATGTAAGGAAGATCTACAGATACAGGAGTCTGCCATCTATACTCTCCACGAGCATTGTCAACCATAATTACATTTTTCCCACCAAAACTTGACATTTGGTAAAGAGGCATTTCAACTTTTTGAGCCATAGCCCAAAGGTCTACTGGACCTAAATCCATAGGTTCAGCATCTTTCAGCATGTTAACCAAGTGGTAGGAATCCACATGGGAACTTGCATTGTAAGCGGTATCTCTGAGGAATATACCATTGTTTAAAACTGGAGTTGCCATTTATATTTGTTTTTAAATTGTTACTAATTAAAATCTTCTGAACATACTTCCTTTAGAAAGTTTTCTTGGTTCAGATTTAGATGATGGCCTTCTTGGTTCATCATCATATTGGTTGTTTACTGAAGAAGTATATTTTTTAGATTCTTCAGTTTTCAACTGTCTTACTACTTTTTCTGTAGCTTGTTTACTACCTTGTTCTCTTACTTTATTTCTATATCCATTTGGATCAGCAAGTAACCATAGTGCTTCTGCAATAAGGTCATGTCTTGGTTCTACAAATTGATACTTCTCTAATAAGTGCCCAAGTAAGTTAGTTGGTTTTCCTGAAATAGACGGGTAGTTTGGTTGTACTAGTCCGGAGAATAATAAACCTTGAACTTTCTTATCTAACTTAAGACCACCTATATTACCACCAGCAAGAGTATTGTAAACATTTTCTTGATATGCTTTTGCTTGTTCAGCTTGCATATTCTTTTTATGTTCTTGTTCTGCTAATTGTCTTGCAACAATTTCTTCTTGCATTGCATCCAATTTAGGTTTAAATTGATTTGCTTTTTGTTGAAGTCTATTAAGATCTTTCCAATCTTGGATCTCAGCTTCAATTTCTTCAGGAGTTCCAAAACCTGTTGCATAAAGATATTGTCTTGCAATCTCACCTTGATCATATTCATCTGATGGATCAAGCTGTCTTATTTCTTCTACATGAGCAAGAGTTCTAAATAAACCTTTAAGATCTTGTCCACCATCTGCTACATACTTAGCAGCATACTGAAGTTCTTCTGGTAATGCTTCAAAAAATTCTCTTGGAGTATTTTGTCTAATTTGATTTTCTCTTTCTTGAAAGTTAGCTTCAAATAACTCTCTAAAGTCTTTAGTAGTATATTCTTCTAATGGTTTATCATCATCAAAAGGAATAAGTGTACCTTCTTCAATCATTTTAGTTGCTAAATCAGCAAGACCTGATTTGTCAACTTTTGGTCTTCCTTTATTACCAGCATCTTCTTCTTGAGCAATAAGACTATCAAGTTCATTAATTGTTTCTTGAACTTCTACCTTTTTCTCTTCAGCCTGCTGTCTTTCTTCTACAGAAGCAGTAGGATTGTCAAAGAACGATGTATCAACTGTTTCTTTATGAAACATTGTTTTTGGTTTGTCTTCTTCACCTTGAGGCAGCATTACATTTTCTGCTCCAGGTGTACCAAATATCTCGTCAATATTTATATCAATTTGATCTACCGTTGTAGAATCTTGTACCTGATCTTCAGGATTTCTGTTGGTTGTATCCATCTTGTTGGTTTTTGTGTTATACTTTAATATACAAAATAAACTTGAAAAATTTAAAGACCTTTGAAAAAAAAGTGTAATATATAGCTATTATTTATTTTCTTTCTTAGGATTTATATCATATTTGTTTTTGTTTTCTTGTGCAATTTGTAATTGTTTATCTGCAATATCTTTTTGTGCTTGAATTTTTTCTCTTTCAAGTTGACTTCTCTGAGATTCAATAACCATTCTATTTGATTCCTTTTCTCTTTGTAATCCAGTTTGTTCTTGATATTGTTCTGAATCTCTAATATCTTTCATAGCATCTCTATAATCAGAAACCATATTTTGATCAACATCAGATGCAGAACCATAACCTGCAGCTCTAATTTCAGCAACTAAGATATCTCTTTGTCTATTCTTTTCATTTTCTAATGCTACTGCATCAATCTTCATCTTCTCAATCTCTTGTTGTTTTTGAAGTTGTTCTTGCTGCATCTGTTGTTGTTGTTGCATTTCTTGTTGTTTCTGTGCTTCTATTTTTTGTTCAGAATCTTTAAGTACAGTATTAAGTGCTGCAATAGAGTCGGATTGAATAACTTTTCCTAAGTCATAGATAGTTGCACCAGTAGTATTATTTTGTACAGCCATTTGTTTTAACTGTTCTAGAATAGCTCTATGATTAGCATTTGTACTTACTGAAATATTGAGATCTCTAAGTAAAAGATCTGTACCATTTATTTCAAAATTTACCTTTTCATCAGTACCTGTAATATATGTTAATCTTGCTGATGGTTTTGTAGAGTGATAATATTGTGCTAAGTCTGTTCTCATCTGGTGCACCCTTGGCATTAGATAATCACAGTGCTGTATAAAGAATACTTCTGTTTGTGCATATGATGCTGCCATTGCTTGTTCTACTCCGGTAGCAGTAGTCTGAGATAACTGTTGCCCCATCCTTTGTGGGTTTACACCTATTACCTCATATGCTTGTTGTTTAAAGTAATTAGCAAGTTGAATTCTAGACATAAGTCTGTTAGTCTGTTCTAGATCAAGTTTCTGGAAGTGCTGAAAGTTTAATGCATTTTCTGTGTTTGTAATAGAAGTATCCAATGGTAACATTTGGAAATTCTTCATTGCCACATATGCCTTAGATAAATTATTCTTACCCCAATCCTCACCCATTGAGTGTCTAGGTAGAGCATTTTGATCTAGCAAGATTACAGTACCAAGTTCATCTACTAATATATCTGCAATCTGATTATTAACAATATTATACCCAATCTGGTATGGTTTCATTAAGTCAATCAATGCAGTAGACTTGGTATTTCTATGAGAGAATACAGAACCTTCTACAGGAAGTTTACATCCGTAAAGTGTTGAATCTCCTTTGAATTGAAACTTAAGTGGGCCAATATGGTTTTTATTTACTCCAATGTATATAGGTGAAAATCCTCCCGGGTTATTCATACCCCAGAAAGAAGGAACATTTGGACCTATTTTAACTCCACCCCAGGTTTCATTAATCCAGATCCAATCTATGTGTTCCCCGTAGAGTAAGTTGTCTTTTGTTTTATTTTTAAATAATCTTGTATCATAAATAGGTTTATCATTAATTACATATTCTTCTGATACAATTTCATTTGTTACTTCACCTTCTTCAGTTATCTTAGTTAAGTGACCAACTTTTTTCTGAGACTTCCAATAGGCTGTAGTTACTCTAAGTAGATATGCAGTACCTTGATCATAATAATCTTCTCCTTCAGCAAGTATCTGTGTAATTACATCAGATCCGTCCAATATATTACCGGCCATGAAAGAGGTATATTGTCTATATGCCAAAGAAGGCATATTAACATTCCAGTCATGTGATTTTGTTCCGTCATAAAAAGTTCCATCATTTTGAAGACCACCAATATTATATCCAGCAGATCTAATTGGATATACAGATTCTAGTGCTCTATGTTGTTCATCTGTAAGTAAGTGACCATATTTATCAATAACATCTGATACAGTAAACATATCTGTTTTACCAATCCAGTTACCTTGTGATGTATATCTAATGTCTGGAGACTTATGATAGAATGTAAGTACAGGATTCCATAGTTCAATATCATAGTCATCTTCCATCATATGGAAATGCCAGAACTCTCTATCTGTAATTAACATATCACGGAAAGCTCTTTCTTCTAATTCATCCATTCTAAACCTTTCTACATCAACTCTATGTTGATGTTCAGCCCATTGTTCTACCATAGAACGGTAATCTTTCTTAAAGAATTGTTCAATCTCAGGTAAAGATTTGATATTTTCTGGTGCAAGTTGTTGTTGTGCTTCTGGGGATTCTGGATCTAGTCCTTGTTCTAACATTGCTGCTAACATCTTAGTTGCAGCATCAGCCATCAATGTTTGTTCTACTTGTGCTCTTTTTTGTTCAAGCATCTCATTATAAGAAAAATCATCAACAGCTCTATAAGTTAATCTAGTAGATCTTTTAGCAAATTCAGCTACAAGAACATTAATAACATTTGGAATAATAGGGTAAAACTTCAACTCAAGAGCTGAGACATCTTCCTTGGTTAGTATTTCAACTATATCTCTGTACTCATTATCTTCCTCTACAATATAGTCTGATCTATCAATAATACCTTTAGCTAATTTGTAGTTCTTCATTAATCTTCTGACATTTCTACGGATTTGTTTTAATCCTTGCCATTCTAACCAATCAAGATTCCATGCTGCCCACTCTTCTGTTTTATCTTTTTTAGGTAAAAACTGTAATGGTTGAGTAATACTACCCAATCTATTTTGTTCTGTTTTAGCACCTTTTTTAAGTTGTAATGCGTTATATACTTGCATAACTTTTTATTTAATATTTTTAAATGCAGATCTTTTCATTCCACTCATACTGTTTTTTACACGACTGCCTCCCATATGTCTAAACGGACTCTTATTTAATTTAAATAAATTTTCTGACTTTTGCAAGTTTTTAGCCGTATCATCCATAATAGTTCTTTTTGCAAATCCTCTATTTGACTCCTGAATTTTCATAAAAGAAACAAGTGCTGCAAATGAAACTAATCTATCCACGTTAACTCCATCTGAATACTCTCTCATCTCTTTTATTAACATAGGATCTGGTATACGTTCAATACCGTAGGTTGTCCTTACAACAGTACCGTCTGTTTTAAGTTCTTGATCTAATTCCTCTTTAGTGTATTCAATAGCATAACTTAATAAGTGGGCTTTAAATAATGTTCCTGTATTTTTCCAGCCATATTCCTGGAATACATTATTATTAGAACTTAAATCTTTTAAGAACATAATTTGACTCTTAGGTACTAAATATCTTTGCTTTCTTCTGGATATCATATACTGTATAAATAGAGATATGTTATTCTCTACAAGTGCCCATGCATTATACCACTCAATAATAAGTTCTAATTGCTTATGTGTTTGATTTATATCATCATATCTACCACACCATGCTGCTACTATTTTACCTTGTTCTATATAAGTTTCTGTTTCTGTACCAGTATGTTTTGTTACTTGAACCGGTGCTTTCATAATATATATAGAACAGAGTGATTCTGATGTAGTAGTCTTACCTTCACCCACGGGGTCAATAGATGCATAGTAGTCTCCAAAACTTGGATTTTTAACTGGTCTTTCCCAAACAACAAGACAACCTCTTTTATCTTCTGTCTTTTTGTTAATTGGAAATTCCATAATTGGTCTTTTATTACTTTTAGTAACTACAGGATTTCCATCTGCATCAGTAGATATATCAAGATATTCATATCCATATTCTTTTTCTTCTATTCTCCTTTCCTGTGCAGCCAAGAGGTGTGTAGGAAATACAGATACTGTTCTATGATCAAAAGCTTCTCTAATGTTTCTTGGATGCTGAGAAATCCTTAACTGATAGTCTTCTGGTGCAAGTTCATCTTTCCATTGTTTAAACTGTTTATCTAATGCATCTAATGCTTCTTCTACAAGTGAATTACCATAGTCATCTATATAGGGTGGCATAGACCATTGTTCTGGAATAAATAAACCTGACAAACCAGTAGTTCCTTTTCCATCAATGAGATCTGTTTCTACAGCATATATATCTTTAGATGTAGGATTCAATATCATATCCTTTAAAGGTAAACACTGAGACAAGTCACCCACTGATCCAGCTGCTATAAACATTCCTGTAGTAATCAAACCTGATCTCATTGCAGGTCTCATATATTCATATGTCTGATCCATCTTAGGAGCAATCCCTGCCTCCTCATGGAAGAAGTATTTAACTGGTCCACCGACACCATTCGTTGGATCTTTCTCAAATGACATACCTTGTATTGTACCTTTAAGACCTACTTCAGCTTTTCTGTCTCCTTTTCTGACCTCAATCTTCTGTTGCCACATCATGACTTTATCCGGAGACATAGGTCTATACCATGCAGTGTGTTCATTTAAGAATGCTGCATATTCTTGTAAGAATTTCCAGGAGCCTTTTTCATTAATATAATCTTTAAGACTTGCACCCATCTTTAGAGTTACCCCTGCTTCAAACCATTGTTGATTTATAAACTTACCCATATGGTAATATGAGGATGCTATCTGACGTTTCTTTAAAATAGCAGCATGTTTATAATTTAATTCAGCAAGTAATTCATAAAGTGCCAAATGATACTGTGCATCTCTAATCTTAGCAAAACCAAAGTTTTGTTCTTCTTTGTCAAAGATTGGTAGGAAGTTTAACCACATGTAGTATTCTCTACATACAAACCAAGTTAGATCATTGTCTTTAACTATTATTCCTTTTCTACATTTTGTCTTTTGATCATCCCAATAGTTTATATAATCTCTTGATTTGAATGGAGCTGTACAATATACTCCCTCTTTTTTAAATCTGATCGACTCTGATATAAATACATTATTGGTTGTTTCATTAAAGTTGTATTTTCCTGGTTCTTTAAATAGTTCCAAAATAAAGTCACCGAAGTCTTGTCTGGATTCAAAACTTGTAGTTGTCCAGTTACCGTTTTCATAAGTTGGTATATCTTGATAAATTTCACTCATTACATATCATATGCTAGTCCTTGTCCACCTCTTACTCTACTTGATTGTTCTTCTTGAAGATCTTTGTATGCACCTTTAAAAGATTGTCTTATTGCTTCATAGTTTTTAGCTGCAGCAATTAATGAATTCATATTACCATCACGTCCGTGTGTAATAGGTGTAGTTTCCATATATCTTGCTAATCTATCTAGCATAGATGAAATACCTTTATATGCTCTTGATGTAGGTGTTTCAAACATCCTTTGACAAAACTGTAGTGCTGTATAGATTGTTTCATCTTCAGTAGAAAACTCTGCACCGATTTGATCTATAATCATATTTTCTTTATCCATATCTGGTGTAAAGAAAAAAGGATTAAGATCAGGATTAGGACAACACATATAAAACAAATACATGTATATTTTAAGATAATCTTCTGGATATTCATCCATTACATCTTTAAGAGCTTTTAATGTATAACAATGTTCAGTAGGAATTACTACCCCATTCTGTACATCAAATAGTTTAGTTAGTATCATTTCTTTTTAATTTTATGACGGTTATCATGAAGGTAATGAAAAATTGCAACCACTTCATCTACAAGATACGGAACTGAAATCGGTTTAACTTCTTTTACAATTGGTTCACCATTTTCATCTAACTTACTTATTGGATACCCCCATTCATCCTCCCTCTCTACTTCAAATGTAATGTGATGTACAAATATTCTTCCTGGTTTTAATTTAGGATTATGCTTTAATATAATATACATATAAATACTAAGTTGCAAAGCATAATGATAAAAATGACAATCATCTAATGTATCTACTGGTGGTGACATTTTTTCAGATTTACCTTCCCAGTCTACATAAGATTGTGTGTCTATTTTTTTATTAGTCTTGTAGTCAATGATGTTTACTTTACCATTGACTACTTCGACCAAGTCAGACTGTCCACATATCCCAGCTGACCTCAAATAAACCATGTGTTCCGGATAAACACCTGGTTCTAGTTTCTGTACAGGTGCAACTTTTACACCTTCTTTAAGTTCTGATGGTTTAAATACAGGTACAGTAACTCCTTCTCTTTCTATTGAAGCAAATGAACATATATCAGTTTCTCTTTGATTATGATACCATGTACCTAATGTTATAGATCTATCTCCTTCTCCTGTCCATATTTTTTGTATCAATACAGGATCAATTCCATACCATTTAGAATTTTTATTTTTACTTACTTTTTCTGCAACTTTCTTTGCATCAAAAGGTTTTTTAAAATGAGAAACAAGTGTGGTTACACTTATCCAATCAATGTTACTATCATCAAGACTTCTGTAACTATGATCATCTGCGTTAAATATAATCATAACTTTTCTAATTCATCTTCTTCTTCTACTGTAGCAATTGCATCCCATTTACCAAGTGGACAATCAGATGCTAATGATCTAGTCTTAAATGCTAAAGAACATCCACATTCATTACAACATGGAGCTGTTCCTTTTACTGCACATTTTTTACCTTTATGTTCACACTCATCACAAATAGAATATCTAAGTCTAGATATTTCTTCTACAGTTTCATCTCTAATAACACTATTGGTTATCCCCTCCAGAATCTGTTTTCTGTTTTGCCAAATTAATTTTAGAGTATTTTTCATTTTTAAAATTTTTCTTTTTATTTAATTCTAAGTCTGCTTTTAAGTTTATTTGGTTTAAAAGTTCTAGTTTTTCTTCTACACTCTTTTTATTATGATAAGCACCGAATGTTGAGGTATCATGATTTTCTAAAACTTTTTCATAGTGAGGAATTGCCTTTTTTACTTTGTTTATTTTAATAACAAAATGTCCTAATCCATCTACATTTATTCTAAGATTGCTTAAGCTGCTCATTTTTTTCCTTAATGTTTTGTAGTAATCTTCAATTAGATTTTCTACTAAATCTTCAGAAATATCAAATTCTTCTGTTATCTCTTTATATAAACTACTTGCTTTCTTCGGTATCATTTCCTAAAAATTTATAGTCTAATAATATTGTACCTTCAATCTGAACCTTAATATTAGGATTAAGCATTATTACTTTCTTATTACTTGGATCCTTAACTACAAGTCCACTTTTCTCAGATTTATTTATACTATTTCTAACAGTTTGAGGAGACTTAAAAATCCAATCCTCTTCTGAAGATGCATCAAGACAAAAATTACTTAGCTCAATTGGTTGATTAAAACTGAGTAATGTCAGACAGTCAAGATCAGATTCACTCATTGTTATACGATTAATATAACAATGAGTTAAGATCTGAAATTTTACAATATCCCACTTGGGCATTTTAACCCTTTTCTGTACTTGATTAACAAGTGCCATTATCCTTTTCTTAATTTCTTACCTGTAGATGGTGCTTGTGCTACAGGTTGTGGTGGTGGTGGAACTGAATGTTGCGGTAGCTCATCTTCTTCATCTGATTCAGGTAGATTTGCAGACATCATAGATGCATACTGAAACTGCATAGTTGCTCTTTGATATCTTGCTTGCTCAACTTCAGTAAGTAGTTTTTCATACTTAACTTGTGCTTCTAAATAAGGAATAGAGTTTTTATAAAAATTCTCCATTTCTAATCTTCTTGCTTCCAATTGTTCTTGTGACAATTGTTCTTCATTGTGTTGGTTTTCCATTATAATATATTTTATGTTTAGACAAATATACAAGAAAAGTTTAAACAAGAAATATTTAAATAAAAAATCCCAAACTATATGTGAGCTTGGGATTTACTAATATTTTTTAATTATTAGTTTGATCGTCTAAATTTAGATTTACCAAAACTACTCATAGTAGCTTTTTTCATTCCTGCAGCTCTTTTTCCAGCTGCACTTTTTAATCCTGCACTTGGTCCTGTTTCACCAATTTTACATAATCCACCATTTCTTTTTTTGGCTAAAGGTTTTTTAGTTGTTGTTCTCATAGTTATCGATTTTTAATACATATATTTAAAATGGTAAGCATGTAAAAATCTCTTGATATGTCTATTTCTAGACTAAAGAAATCTACATAACTTACTCTAAGCCTTATCATAAACTTATCCCATTGCTTATTCTTTACTTTCCAGTTGTTTCTTAATTTCATCACACTAAAGTTTTAAGCATTGCTATCATCTTAGGTTGAGGAGAAATATCTGTTTTATCTCTTCTATAAGAGTTATGAGTATATAATCCTGGTACTGCAGAAAGAGCATTTTTAGATACACCCCACATGTCCTTTTCATTATATGTAAGAGGTATTCCCCATATTTTATTCCAGTAAACTAACAGTTGTCTTACAGATTCTATTTGAGCATCTGTATAGGCATGCCAGTATTTATGTCCTTTATATGGTATAGAAAGCTCACATACTTGACTACCAGGTATTTCCCTACCTACATAATTATAGTACTTGCCATTTTTATTTTCAAGGGGTCCCCAGTTGCAAATTTCAATTCCTATTGCAAGTGGATCCAGTAATCTATATGGTAATCCTTGAGCTCTAAATACATCAGACTTTACACCTAAGTGATATGCCCAATATTTAGAAGAAAAAGCTTGACAGATTTCTCCATCAAAAGTATCTTTAGATAATCCTTTACCAGATATAGTAATACAAGTAGCTATTCTACCACGATCATCATTATCCCACATCTTAATAGTTCCGGGACCAGATGAATTACCTGCTGTATGATGAAGGACAATTTGTAACTTTTTAGTTTCTTCTTTTACATATTGCCCATCAGACAGAGGCACTTGTTTTATTTTTTTTAAGTCTAAAGTACTCATTACTTTTTGTTAAACTTTTTTACAACAAACTTTGATAACCACTCACCAGCTTTTCTAACTAAAGAACCTTCAGATTCAACTTTAACAGTAGTGCCTTCTTTTGTTTTTACTACTTCAACATCTAGTTTCTCTCCATCTAGTTTAAATTCTTTTTTGTCTTCATTGCTACTAAGAACTACATCAACTTTTGGAGTATCAAGCACTGCTTCAATTTTTTTACCTTCTTTCTTTACTTTAGCTTTAACTTTTTTGGTCTTTACTTCAACCTCAATGTTTTCTACTTTTTTTCTTGTTTTTGCCATCTTTCTGTTTTTAAAAATTATACTTCTTCATTTTTTTTAGTTTCATTTTCACTTTTTTCAATAAGCTTTTTAAAACCAAATCTAGATTTTAAAACTCTTACTAAAGACTTAGGAAGTACATTTATATCACCTAGATTTTCAAGCAAAGATATAAAATATACTGAATAAAATCCTCCCATCACTACAGCAGGTAAATAGTAGTATATTCCATTACTCTTTGCCATGTACCATGATATATGTAAAATATAAGAAGTTGCTACAAAATATAGAGGCATTCTCCATATTTTAAAACTAACAAATCTCTTATTAATTACTCCTTTTGCAATTCCAGATATCCAATCTGCAAACATTAATGACCAGAGTGTGTATACTGCTGTAGGGTCATCCCAAATATAGTTTGTTATAAAAGATGTAAGTCCTGCAATAAATGCAGCACAACAGTTAACTGTCCAATTTTTAGCACCAACAAGTGAATAGAAAAAATCTAATGGGCTACTAAATCCTATAAAACCTGAAGTCGCTTCTTCTTTCATCATAATTTATATTTAGGTAGCTCTACATTATTAACCCAAAGAATTATTTCTTCATCGTCCCAAGTTTCAGTGTAATTGAATCCTGAAAAACTAATTCCAAAAGTAGCTGAATCAGTTGTCAATACAACATTAACAGAACAAGTTTTTTCGTTGATTGCGTCTGCCACATTTACAACCTCAACTGTTGGGTTGGTTATTTCAACATTGAATTGTGAAAATTTATAAGTTGCCATTTTTTTATTTATTAAGTTAAAGTTGTTCCTGTTACGGTAAATGTTCTACAAGGAATATATTTATAAACTCCCCCTTTTCCTTCGTACGTAACAAGCGGGTTTCCATCTCTAATAATCCAAGCAAAATTAGGTTGAGTGTTCAAAGTAGTTGAAGACCAAAGAATATCTATTATATTAAACGGAGCATATTGTAATAAATATAAATAGTTGCCGTTACCATTTTGAAAATTCATTATATTCATCAATTCTCTAATGTTTGTTAATCTCCATCCAGTTGTGAATGTTCCAATACTAACTGCTAAAGCTCCATCTATTGCACCGTTCCAATTAACAACTGTTGCACTAGGTGTTCTTCTATAACCAAGAACAGTTAAACCATTATATGTACTCCAATCTATTACTATATTATTAGTGTAAGTAGTGCCACCTAACTCATCTGTAAATCTATTTGTGTTTCCAAATGGATTGTTACTAGCAAGTGTGAAAAAATTAGTTGCCCTACCAGCTTCAATGTCTCCATCATCACCCGTTCTATAAGATGTAGTCTGTCCTGTCTTCATTAGAGTAGCTCCTACAGGTGGATCAGACTTGGGTTTTATATCTATTCTTGTACTCATTAGTAAATTTTATTTAATACAAATAGGTCTGAATATATGCTGTTATTAGCATTGTTAGATGACCACTGCGCTGTAACATCTAAAGTGTTAGGAGTTGTAGTATCAAATGTTGTGTTATTTACTGTGTTAAATCCAAATCCTTCTTGTGTTCCTGAAGATGCTTTTAATACATGTAGATTTCCAAGGGTAACAATTTCTGCTACTCCTGCTGCACCTATTTTTCTAATATTAAAATTAATACTCATAAGCCACACTTGATTTGTAATTCCAGGCATTGTTAACGGTCCTGAATCTGCTAGTGTAACTACTCCTGATTTAACTCTTACCCTGATAGTGTTACCGTTTTGAGCAGACATTAATCCTCCAAATTCAGCTCTAAATGCATCTCCAACCTTAAACCCATTAGCTGGTACTGATAATGTACCTACTCCTCCATCTATTAATGTTAGCTCCGTTGTAGTAGCCGTAATAGGAGTACTATTTCCTGTTTGAGAAAATAGTCCATAGTTTGTTGGAGCTAACTGTAGCGGATTAAGATAAATAGAAGTACTCATTATTGAATATAAGTTACTATAAATGTAGTACCTGTAGCATCATATGCAATTGAATTAAGTGTATGGTTTAATACTCCTGCATCAAAGTTAAGTGTAGTTCCTGCTGGTATAGATACACCATTTACAATTCCTGCCGCAGATCCTACATTAGCAATTGATACACTAAATACTCCTGATGGTGTTGATTCAGCACCTGTTGAAGATACAATATTTGCTATTCTCTCTACACTCTTAAGTTTACTGTTTATATCATCTAATGCAGTAAGTATTTTATCACAACAATTACCATCTACAACAGCTTGTAGTCCCTGTAACACTTTGAGCTGAAAGGGAAAGTTATTTCCTTGATTCCCACTATTCCTTAAGTCTCCTATACTATTTGACATAATATTTAATTTAAGTAAATACCCTGATTATACAGGGTATTTTAATTAGTTAATTATTCGTGGATAAGTTATAGGAACCACTTCAACTGTAAAATCTAAATTTGCAGTCAATGGATCATCAATAACTACAAGAGTTCCAGCTGGTACTCCCTGCCTTACAGCATCATTAATATTTTCAAACACACCATTTACTAACAAACCTTGTAAAAGTAATGTTAGTTCAGCTGTTTTGGATTCTGTTGTAGAGGAGTATAGTCCTGTTCTATACACTTTGGGTGTTAGTGTTCTAACTGTAATCGGTTGAATTTTAGTTGCCATGATAAATTATTGAACAATTTTTACTACTTTATCTGTTCCTGAAACAGATACATACCAATCACCAGGTTTTAATCCTCCTGCAAGTGCAGCAGCATTATTTGCAAATACTCTTTGTGTTGAGATTTTAGTACCCCAATCAAAGAAAAACTTATTTACCGACCTGTTAAGGTACTGGTACATCTGAGTAAGTTTAGACTTGTACTCAGGCATCGTAGATCTAGCATTATCTACATTTTCATACTCTGGATAAGTTGCCATAAGATTTAATTTTTAATTACAATATACTATAATATACAAAAAATTTTTTAAATAAAAAAATCCCCAGAAATAATTCCGAGGATCTTTTTTGTGTTTGCTATTGGTATAAAAAACTTCTTAGAACATCAACCCTAGTACAAATGCAATTAATATCATGGTTATCAAAAGACCACTTGCAAGTTTCTTACCTACAGGATCTTCTTCCCATACATTATGCATTTTATTATATATAGGTTTATTCATTGCTGAATGTAACAAAAATAGAATTGCTATTGCAACAAGACCAAAACTAAATATTATAATTTTAAGCATAGTTGATGTAAATATATTAATTTTTATAATTCAAAAAAAATATTTTACCATACAATTGCAACTGCTGTATCTGGAATTAAGATTCTCATTTTTTCATCTACCTCAATTTTCTCACCTGATTCTAAGGCATATGTTTGTACATATACTTTATCCCCCGGTTTTAAATCTACAACATCATCCCCTACCTCATAGATTTCTAATGATTGCCACTTCTTCATAGCTTCCATCATTATCATTTCTTCATCTTTCGCAGAGAGTTCTACTGCTGACTTCTTTAATTCCGGTACTGTTACCAATACTCTTTTACCTCTTAGTTTATTCATATTGTTGGTTTTAAATTATGCATCGTAAGATTTACCCTTAGTTGTTTTAGTAGTAACCTTTACTTCAGGTACTTCATCTACGTTTAACAAATTAAATTTTATTTGTTCTATTAAACCTATAACAGCAAAATTACCATAGGCATTTTCACTAATTCTTACTTCTAATCCTTCTTCTGCTTCTGTGATAGATAATAGTACTGTTTCTTTTGACATACTAAATTTTTATAAAACAAATATATAAATTTTTTTTGTTTAAACTAAAAACCCTAGAAAAACATCTAGGGCTTTCAGCTTCATCAAAATTAATGTTTAAATCTAAATACTCTAAATTTAAATACTTGAACATTACACAGCAAATATAATAAAATACTTCTTGACCAAAAAAAATTATTTACCAACTGTACTATCTATTCTTTTTCTTAGATCTCTACCAAAGGTAATATTACTTTTAGCTCTTATCTCTTTGTGAGTAAACTGCCAAAACTCCCCTGTCTCACTAATAATCACAGTATATATACTATCTGTTTCATGCCCGTAGTCTGTTACTAACCAGATAAACCCCGGTCCTTTTGGTGTATTGACTTCTATCCTATTTGTTGGTTCATATATCATATCCTATAATTTTAATTTTCTCATCTCTTTCAACTAGCTGCTTGTATAACCCTACATCAGTAGACCATTCTTGCCCAGTCCAGAACTCAAATCCTGTGTAGTTAGATTTATACTCACAGCACTTCTCATACCCACCTAAGAGATACACATACTCACAACCCAGGATCTTAGCAGTCTCACATTCGTAGTACTGAGCTACTGTACCTAGAGATAATTTAGGGTCTTCATAATCCCATATAAACTGATAAGCCACAAACTGCTTCTCAAACACTCTATATATACTTATACCTACAAGTTTATCAGTATGATATTCTATAATCTGACAGTCTTTGAAAGACTCTAGTTTAATATCTCTTTTAAACCCATGATACTTACAGTATTGCTCATGGAGCTCTTCATATGCTTCTTGATGTCCTACTATATCTCCTATGACTATATTAACCTTTTTGGATAATTTTTTTGTAGTCTTGCTAGGTTGATAAATACTCAGATCCAATCTAGTACTTCTTTCATTATACCACTTACCTTCCCATGGTATCCACCCTTGCTGTAATGCATCTATAGGAGATTCATTTGGTTCAAGGATACCATAAGCACAGTTAATTATAACTTCTAAATCACTAACC